ATATCTTCTTTTGGTACATAAGTTGATGTAATTTCTGCAATACCTTTACTATCAAATGTTACATCATTATAACCTGTTAACCAATCAGGAGCCATAAAGACTGCAACAATACTGGCACTATTTCCATTTGAGGCTATCCTATCTAATGCGTTATTAAAATTAGTTGGATTATTAAATAAAAAGTATTTTGCACCGTTTTGTATTCCTCCATAAGTGCCACCACCAACAACCGATGTTCCATTTGTTGGTGAAATTGTTGTTGCCATTACTATATGGCAATCTAAATAATTTAGGCTTCCAAAGTCTGTTGAAAAATTAGATATATGAGGTCCGGTATTCAATCCCTCGTCAATTGTATGTTCCCCATAACCATCTGATGAAACATGTTCCCTTACAACAAAACATGCCTTTTTTTGCCAATAATCGTACCATGTAGACCATGCGTCAACTGTAAATTTCAATTCACAATTTCCATCATTTTTATAAATTACTTCATCAATCCATGCAAAAAACCATTTATTAGAATAGTAAGGATTTTGAAAAGCTATATAATTTGACTGTAAACATAAATCATATGAAAATTCAACAAAAATAGTTTTTTTACTATAATCTAAAAAGGAATAATCATCTGCATTTGCCACTTGATTTTGTTGACATAATGACAACATTTGTGATTCTGTATAACTTAAAACATCAACATAATCTCTATCTATATGAATATTTTTTGCTAATATAATTTTACTATTCATCTTTTCCCCCCTTATCTTTTAAACCATTTAATTTTCTTGTAGCTTTTAACTCATCATCTAAATCACTCATATTTTACCTCCTAATTGTAAAATCAATTACTTGTTTGAAATCTGTTCCGCATAAATCATCACTATAAAAAATTTTGTTTTCTTTAAATGTTGCAAGTAAATTTTTTATCTTTTCATTCTTTATTGACATATTATAAATATCACGTTGCCAATATATACTTGTTTTTATTTCATCTGAAAAAATAAATATATTTCCAAAGTCTTTATAATATGGATAAATGAACCAACATACCTCATTTGTTTCTTTATCTTTTAAATACTCACATAAAAATTTAAAACCTTTATATTGAAAACCAATTACATATAATTTATTATAATATTTTCTACTTTTTGGCAATTTTGGTTGCGGTTGTGTTTCCCATGCTCCTGTATTAATCATTTGACTTGCATTACCTATTGCCATATTTTTACCGCCTGATGAACGACAATATTCAACAGCAATTTTTACAATTGTTCCATCGTTGTCAATTTCCTTTGTTGCTATTTCACCTTGTTTTAGTTTTAAAAAAATTTTATCAAGCCCCCATGCTTTTATATATGGACATACTCTTGAAACCGAATTACCTACTAACCACAATTCTGTTGTGCCTCTTTTTCTATCAACTGTTGAATATAAATACATTAACCTGTCTGGCTCATTTTTAATATAAATTCCTCCACGTTCCATAAATTCCTCAAAAATAATTCTTTTTACATCCAAAAAACTACCCCCAGAGTAATGTTGCTCTGTTGATAATGCCATAACGTAACCAATTTTTAAACCTCTTGTAACTTTATTTGTTTCATAGTCAAAAGTACTTAAAAATAATTCACCTCTGTAACTTGTAACCATATTATATTGATTATCTGTTATTTTTGCAACATCTACATCACTAAAATATTTTTCAATCCATAATTTGGTTATATCCTCTTTCCATCTCCTCATCAATATAAATCTTTCATCATTAATCATTGCTGATTTTATTGCATTTTCTTTTTTTATTTTTTCTACATAATCCAAAAACGGTAATATTCCTTTTTTATGTTTTACTTGATAACTTTTACCATTGGATTTTTCACCATATATTAAATTAATATTTGCCTTTTCTTTGCTGATATTATCTATATTATAATGAACTTGTTTCTGACTCATATTATCAATCCTTTATATATAATTTTGCAATTTGATTTTCAATTTCTTCTTTTACTAATCTTGCTTTTTCATTGCTTACTTTTCTATTATATAAATTGTGCACATCAACTTTTACTTTTTTACAACAATCTTTTATTTTTATTCTTGCAAAAGCCCTTACATAATCAATATTATCCAAAAAAATCACCCCTCTTTAAATACTGCTCTTTTTGAACTTTCTTCATTTAATAAATTAATATATTCCTCTGACTTATTTAAAGTATATTGACATGGCAAAAAACAAGCACCATATTTATCTGTTACAGTATATTTTTTACCTTTGTAATCTGTTAATTCATATTTTTCCATATCATCCGAATAACTAATTAATAGTTTGTTTGTATCTTTATATTCAAACACAAAATTATCTTTAAAATCTTCTAACCTTTTTAAACCTTTTGCACCTTTCTTTTTTGGTACACCTGAAACGGTAATGTGAATTTTATAATCTTCTTTATCTATGTAGGCATATTTTTTTGCACCTTGTGTTATAAATTGTGTATATTCACCATCTTTGTCAAATATTCCTAATGTTCTTTTTATTCCTTTTATGTCTTTTGGTTCAAATTTTTCCCTTTCAATTTGTAAATGTTCTGAAACATCATCTATTTTCTTATTTACTTTTTGGTTATAATCTTCTATAATACTAATGTCAAAACCTTCTTTTAATTTTAAACTGTCTGTGTCTGAATATACAACAAATTCATCTAATTTTATTAAATTAGATAATAAATTATATCTCGCCCATGCAGTAATCCATACACCCCATGAAAAACTTAAAAATCCTTGCTTTTTTTCTTTTTCTAATTGTTTTAATATTTCATCATTATTTATTGGTATTTCATTCCAACCTAATTCATTATCAAAAATAACTGTATCTTTTATATTGTTAGTAACAGACATTCCATATAAACTATTGAATTTTGCTTTTTCAATTGCATATTCAACTTCTTTTCCTTTTACATTTTTGTATTGTGTTTTTAATTTGTATTTTTCTAAAATAAAATTAATAAATTGAATTGGTAAATAATCATATCTTGCAAAATAGCTTTCAATTATTTCATATGTTCCTGTATATGTTGATAAAATAAATTTGAAATCAACATCTGTTAATACAATTTCAATTTCATCTGCTGATATAATTCTACCGTTATCATATCTTGCATTTTTTATTCTTTTACAATTGCTTTGTGAAATAAAGTTATTAAAATATTTACATTTTATATTTTTAAACTTTACATAAAATATATATGCAAAACTATTTACAATTTGGTTAATATTTTTTACATTACATTTTTTAAATTCAGACATTGGAAATTTATGTGTTGTCATTACATAAGGGTATGAACTTGTAAAATCATAACTTGTCACATTTTTTACAATTTCATCTGTATAAATCCAATTGGCGTGTGTATAACCTCCCATAAAACAATCAATTAAAAGATTATATACATGACCATCTGTATTTACTGATTTACTTGTTTTGTTTCTATAATCCCAATCTTTCATAACAATTTCTTTTAATTCTCTACGGACATGACCAGTTGATGTTATTGGAATATTTTTTGTTGTTTCATATTCTTCTATTTCTTTTTTAATGTATTCATAAACAACTAAACAATCATTCTCACAATATTCTAATTCTTTTGTTGTCAATTTTGTTTGACTATGTCTAATTTTTGTATAATCTAAATTACCAACTAATTTTTTAACTGATAATTGATATAATTCTGGTAATTTTTCTAGTTTTGAATTAGTCATGTATAAACTACACCTGAACTCAATATTAAATTCTTCTATTTCACATTTCATTACTTTCCTTGATTTTCTAGCCATAACATTTTTAAAATGAAATATGTTTCTTAAAAATTGAAATTCAAAAGAAAGATTATGAACATACACAATTTTTTTATAATATGTTGTATAATATTCTAGTCTTGTCAAAAAATCAAATAATTCTTGATATGTTCGACCATAATATATTTTATCATTAATACCAAACATCCAAATATACATAGTTGAATAAAATAAACTATTTTCTTTTTCATCTTGTGAAAAATCTAAATAATCAATAGTATTATGTAATTCTCCATTTAAAATAATATATGACGTTGTTTCTATATCAAATGTATATATATTATTATCATATTTATTCCTTTTTCCTTTTGTTATTGGCTTATGACCTTCATAATCTTTCCAATAAATCATATTTTGACTCCCTGTATATATCTGTATAGTAATTGTATTTTTATATTCATTGATTCATCAATTACATCATCAATTAATGATTTTATTTTTTCAGAAAATAAATCATACGATATATTATAACTTACACATTCTCTCGCAAAATCCCAAAATTCACTCTCCGTCATGTATTGATATATCCATTTGTAATTTTGTTCTGCTTGATAAAAAGAACTTGCTAATTTTGGAGGAATTATTTTTCCAGCATCTTTTGTCAGTCTTTGTGTATATTGTTTAGCTCCTGATACTGTTGATGTTTCCTCATTCAAAAATCTTTGCATTGCTTTTATTATTGACTTCATTTGTAATTCTGACATTCCTCTTTTTGTCGCTACCCTTCCTGTTTTAGTCCATGAATTTAATGTTGATGAACTTAAATAATCTGCCAATTGTTTTACTGCAAATGGCTCTTTATCTTCTGAATACCTCTCTAATCTTACAATTCTTTGATTAGCTCTTTTTGACAATTTTTTTAATTCTGAAAATAAAGACGCCTGTGACGGCGTCTGCTCAATTTTTCTCGACATTTACATCACTCCATAATTTTTCTAAAATGGTAAATCATCGCTTGTTTCTTCTGTGTTCTTTTTTGTTTCTTCTTTGTTTGCACCTAATAATGGCACAGCTTTGTATGTTTTCCCTTTCTTTGTTTTTACTTCTGTCAATTTTACTCTTTCAACTTCTCCAAAATAGTCTGATACACTTTCTCCAAATATTTC